AGACCCCCTTCAGTAAGACCACTTAGACCACCAAGAAAACCACCTAGTGAGCCTAATCCTGCCCCAAGTGATGCTCCTGTTGCCCCTGCCATTGGTGCTAGTGCTGTCATAACTGGTAACATATTTTTCTCCTTATAAATTTTGAGAAACTTCTTTGTTTCCCAATAGTTGAGCCTGACCACGCAGACGTAATTCAGATTCTAATTCAAGTCGTTTTAATTCTAATTCAGCTTGTAATTTTTCTCTCGCTAACTGAATGTCCGCCTCCATTTTTTGTTTTTTAAGTGCAATTTCTTGCTCTGCTTTAAATCGTTCTGCGGACACTTTTTGTTCTTCCTCTGATGGTTGTTGTTCCATTTCTGGTTGTTGCATTGGATCAAGAAAAAACTCATTAGAATTTTTATATCCTGACAATGACAATATTTTTGCTAACGTTTCTCTGTATTGTTTTAAATTAACTAAAGGATTGTTTGCCCCCAACGTTAATAATATTTGTTCTTGGGTTTTTTGTATGTTTGTTAAAACCGCAAGTTTTTCATTGGTTTGTCCTGTGCCTAATCCAACATTTACTTGTACATCATAACTGGTTGACCAATTTCTAGGATCAACAGGAATGAACGTGTTATTTAATCGCACCATTTCAGTTTGAGTTGCGTGTTTACTTGCAAGAAATAAAATGCCTTTAAATAAATCTTTTACACCCGTTTCAGCAAATACTCGTGCAATTAATTCAATCTTGCCCTGACTAGCAGATACAATTTGATTTACTGCTGATGCCGTTGTACTTTGCAAAACTTGTGGGTCTAAACCCATAGATGCTTTATTTAAACCAGTTCGTGATTCTTTTAATTGATCTAAATACTCTAGCATTGGAAATGCAGATTGAGCCACTAACGGGGTGTTTAATGGTTGTACTGCATTTGGTGTTTTTGTTCTAATCAAACCCCCTGCGACATTGTTTAAAATATCGTCAATGTTTACAGCACCATCTTGAACAACTAATCGTGTATTGTTTGATAAATATAAATTATCTAAAATTTGACGTAACACAGTTGATTTAATTAACTGTATATCCATTAAACTTTCAGCAACCGATTGACCAATCAATCTATGGGGCATGAGAATTGGACTCAATGTTGCAAAAGGGATATGGTCAAAAGGCTCATTCATCAAAATATGATAGCCAGAACCAACAGTACAAATACGTCTTAATTCAGGAATATCATCATTATCAAAATCAACTTTTAAATAAATTTCATTATAAATTACTTTTTCTTGCGATGGATCAATATTGTCAGTTTCAGTTGTACCACCATCAATATCCTCAAATCTATTTCTGCGTTCTTGCTCTTGATCTATCTCGCCACCACCTGAGGCATATTGACGAATCTCATCAACATCATATCCCATAGCTACTAATTCACCAACTGACATTTCTCTTCTGTGACAAACAAAATCAGCATCATCAATAGACTTACAATGTCTTTGAATTAAAAATTCTTCTTCAGGAATTTGTATAACTTTTATTTCACCAGATGTTTTCTTTTTTTTAATTTTTACATCATAAACATTTGGTATAGGTATTGTGACAACATTACCCGTGGCATCCATTGTTTGTTGCGGTGGCTCTTCTGTAAAAGGACGTTCCTCTTGCTCTACGATTTCAAGTGAATCATCTTGCAACATCGCAGTGAGTTGATCCAGTGTTAAACCTGTGTATTCCTCTTCAACAACTGATTCTGATTCATCATAAAAAAATTTTACAACACCCATTTTAAATAACAGTGCTGATTTAAACCAGTTATGAAACATGGTAAAACCATTGTTTTTTTCTATAACATAGTTTGCATAAATAGAAGATTGTTCCGCACCCGCCACATCTTCTTGATTACGAGGTAAAAATCTTATGTAATCTTTACTGCTTGTAAAAATACGCATTAACGAAGGCATGATTTGTTCAATGACCTCTTGCAAATCGCTCGTAACTACCTTGCTTTTACCATCCTGTTCATTTCCAAATTGCTCAGAATTGTAATAATCCTGAACATCCATACGAAATGCTGATAGATCAGTATCGTAATAATTTAAGGCATCTTCTACCTGATTTTTTAAAACAGCAACTAATTGCTGATTATCCATTTTTGCCATATTTATTGAGGTGTTGAAAACTTACCAGTTACAACTTTACCTGACTTTTTGGATTTTTTTGGTTTCATTTTATCAACTTTATTCATCGTTGAATCTTTTTCGTACATCATTTTTTTTTCCTTTTATAAATTTTAGGGTCATACCCATTGAGGTTAAAATTACTTTTTCTTATTTCTTCTTTTTCTTTTTGCTTTTTGTTTTTTTTTTACCAGTGTGATACATATAACCTCCCTTCTTAAACAAATGTTCTAACGTTTTTCTTTGGATTGGCTCGTTTACGAGTCACTGCTGATTTTATTTGTGATTTCGTCATTCTGTTCGCAGTTGCCCTTGGAACACATTTTGGATACCCACGTTTAGAACTTTTAGCTGACTTACGTCCACATGATTGAAATTTGCCATTTTTTTTGGGTGCTGAGATATCAACCCAATCACCACGTTTGCCCTTGCCAAACCATGCAGTCAGACCACCTTTAGGTTTTGCCATTACGCAGTCCTATATTTACCACCACGTTTTTTGTACGTGCGAACTAACCAACCATTTGCATATGCACTTGGGTAAACATCAAATTTACGTTTTGCCTCTGCTTTTACTCTTGCATATAGCGAGGGGTTAGTAGGAATAGCCTTTTTATTTTTAGTGGGTTTTCTTTTTTTAGTCATTTTATTTTTTTTACATCTCCTTCAGGAAAATATCCCCATCTTTTAAGACCATCATTTCCATCCCATCTTAGGTCTTTTGCCTTAACCTTGTATGTAAATAATTTTGAGGGGGTTGGTTCTTTAACTGGTAAAAGATCCATTAGATTTTCCATTATTTGCATATTCTTTTCTTCTTGCAAGTTAATAGGTTTATCTGTATCCAATCTTCTTTTTCGTTCTGCATCTCTAACTTGTTTTTGTGTAATTTTACTTTCTTCTACTAAAAAGTCTGCATCAGATTTAATAGGTGTAACTAAATCACCTCGTCTTAAATCATCAGTTGGACTTGCTCTATAAACTGTAATTTCTGCATCAGGATTACCCTTAATTTCTCTTAACTTTCTTAAAAAACTAACTTCTTCGTTAAAACTCGGTGAATTTGAACTAGATGATATAAAATATTTTAAGTTTTCATAATTTTCACCAACATCTGCTGAAAAAGTACCAAATCCATCAGGGGTAAATTCTTCAGAAATTTGTTGATTCATATTATGTGCAGGACTACCAAATTGTGCAGGTACAGCATCCCTAGCGTGTCCTGAACTTTCATCTCTTGGTTTTTGTTCTTTAGTTTTTTTAGGAAACTTTGGAAACCTAGTGACTCCCATACCTACCGCATTAGTTGGTACACCACCAAATAAACCTGAACCCGTTAAAGACGTTCCACCATAAGTCAAAGCAAAATCAGTTGCCTCTTGTGGTGTAATCATTTTTCCTCTTACTGCCTGAGCAGGTAACGTAAACGATTTAAATAACTGGGCAGGTAATGAACGTAAAAAATTAGGGGTGGCTAATTCTGCATTTTGTCTAAATTCAGCAAACGATTGAGGTTTAGGTGCATTTACTGGGTAACGAATAGGTAATATATTACTATACCTAAAGTTTGGGTCACCTTGACCAAAATTTAACAAGGAACTTAATATTTGTTGTTCTTTAAAACCATCTAAAATACTCATTTATGAACTTTTTGAATTTTAAATGTTGCTTTTTTACTTGCACCTTTATGCGGTTTAAATCCACCCGTTGGGTTTTTCATCAAAGTATAACCACTTCCCTTTTTCATAAAATGATACCCACGTGGGGCAGATATTGATTTTGTTTTTACCATTTTTTACAACTCCAATAACGGGCGGTTGTTTTGTCTTTTGCAGTATCACACCTGTGTCTTGCCCGAAAACTTTTTCTACGACTAGGCTCGTTTTTGCGGATACGCATCGAGGGGTCGCCAAACGTCACCCTAACTACATTATCGTTTTTGTTTTTTACAAAAACTTGAAATTTTTTTTTGCCAAAACTGGTCTGTCCTTTTCTGATCCTAGAAGGTTTATTTAAAGTAACCTTTTTGCCTTTGTATTCCGCCATAACTTATACAACCCATTTCATGTCACGTTCTATCGGTCTGTTCCATTTATAATTTCTATTATTTATCGTAAAACTGCCCCTAGAACCAAACGTCAAACATAACGCATCCGCTTTGTCTGGCGAAGAAAATCCACGTTTTTTTAACTGCTCTTTTGATTCAACCTTAATTTTACCATTAGACATAAAACTATAACGAGGTGCTGTTAATTCAGTTATTAGTTCCTCATCTTCTGGCATCTTGCAATTTCTTGATTCAAACCATTCACGGCACAAAAACCACAATTCGTCACGAAGTCGCATATATTTTTCTTGCATACTCGGTAATTCAGCAACATTAATCGCTGACACCTGACAATCTAATAACTCTTGCAACCTATCCGCAACACCTGCACCCAAACCAATCGCATCAATCAATATTTCTTGCGGTCTTTTGTCAAAAGGTAGTGCCTCATATTCAGCAACAATTACACCCACAGTTTCCATAAGGTCTTTGCCTTGCCACACTTTAATCGGCTCTAATAACGTATTGCCTTGTCTTTTGGCTAAGGCTGTTTTATCTGAACCAAATCTAGCTACATCACAACCCCAAACAACTTCTGTTTCGTCAACTTCTATATCCCTATTCAAGCACTCCGAAATGAGGTGCAAGGGGATAATTGCATCCTCGTTAGTGTCTGGAAACTCACCTAATACACGAATACGATACACATTTGAGTCAATACCATATTTTTTTTCCATATCCGCTATGAAAGTCGGATTAACAAAATCAGAATCATGGCAACTTACACTATATCGTTTCCACGTATCTCGCATCTTATGGTGCGTGTCGTAAAAATATCCACTATTCCTCGTGGGGTTACCCGTCAATATAACTTTAGCACCCTTGGTGGATAACGAACCCTCAGCCGTTTCAAACACAATATCTGGAATACCCGATGCCTCATCGCATATAAACAACATATTAGGACTATGAAACCCCTGCAAAGATTCTGGACTTTCTCTTCTTGATGTGACAAAACTCGCAAAGCTGTCTACAGCACCCAATAAATTTATCTTGTCTGACTTAAATTCAAATAAATTTTTAAATCCATCAGGCATATTACGATGCCATTTGTTACATTCAGCCATCAAAACATCGTTTAACTGACGAGCTGTGTTTGCAGTTACAGCTACCTTGCATGGAATCTTTGTACTGAGCCAATAAATAATTAACCAACTCAATAACGCAGACTTGCCCGTTCCATGTCCAGATTTAATGCTAATCTTGTCATGAATTAATAAATCTTCTAATACCTTGCGTTGCCATTTTTGAGGCTTTGCACCTAACATGGTTTCCACAAACAGAATTGGATCAAGTGCAAGTTTTGTTATTATTTCAGAATTTTTCATAGAATCCTATTGGGTTGTTCTAAAAAACAAGGGGGGTAGTATGAGGAAGATATTACTATAATAATTGCACCCGCCCGATATTATTGACGGGGGGGGTAAAAAAATACCAAGATCAAGACTACCAAATGTATAATCTATGTATAAACGTTTGTAAGTTATTGATATTGTTATTTAAACTTCGGTGTATCTAACCAGAGTTCAAGATAATTATCAGCTATGTGTTTGATTTTATTGACTTTTCTTTTTTTTCCTCGTGCGTAGTGCTAAACGGCTTGTGCGGTTTTGC